ATATCCGAATCTCTTTTCAAAACTTCTTGCTCGTAAAAGCTGCGAAGGTCTTTGATTTCCTTGCGTAACTCGTCTAATTCCGACTGACAATTATGATTTGCCTTTTCCCACAAGTCTATAAGTTTAGCCGTGTTATCTATTTCCGTACCTCTCGCAGCGTACTTTCCACCGCTAAACCAAGCGATAATACCAGCTATGATACCAGTGATAGTTTCCGAGATAGGGAATTGGCTCACAGCTTCATCGGTTTAGGAGGCTTGCAATACTCCGAATCGGGGTTAGCCTTGCAATACTCTTGAGCGTAGATAGATTCCCAGCCAGCAAATATGTGCATTCCGCCTCGTTTAGGCCACACAACGTATTGAGCGAACTGACTCAAAGGCTCGCTTGCCCAAATAATATCCACCGCCCACTTCGGAGATAAGACAGCAGGGGTAACTACTTCCATTCCGTTCATCACCGCAGGGGTCAAGACGATGTGTCCGATTTCGTGTACGGCTGTGATAAGGTCGCTCCAAGTGCTTGACTTCGTGCCATCGGGCATTACACTCTCGACTTCAATTAGCTTGCGTAGCGTTGCCCATTGGGCAGGGGTGCATTCTATTTTTAGGTATTTCATAGTGCGGTGAGGGTTGCGAGTTGAGCATTGGAAAGACGAATAGGGTAAAGGGCGGCATCGTTTGTGCCGTATGCTCCAATTCCTCCTGCTGTTGACCACAGCTGATTAGTTTGCAATTTATCGCAAGCAGGGATAGTAGAAGCGTTTGTTCCGCTTGCCACAAGTGTTCCGTTTTTGTAAAAAGCATAATCACCAGCTTTGTAAGCAAATGCCAACTTTATTTTTTGACCTACGCTTGGAGTAGTGGTTTGAAAAAATAAATTTGTAGAACCATTATAACTTTGAGCATAAATGCTTGTTCCATCTCCACCAAAACGAATTACAAAATTTGATGATTCTTTTTCCACTCCGAATATTGTTTGGTCAACTGGAATGCCATTAATAATCCCTTCCCAATATATACTACCTTCGGATTGCCCAATCAACGAACTAATCCCCGTCTTGCTCGCAGCATCCGCCAAGCGTGTTACTGATGAGCCAAGGGAAGGGATGTAGGAGGTCGGATAACTTCCGAGTTCAACTTGAACGCCCCATAATTGAATAGTAGCGCTTGCATTTATAGGCTCGTTTAAACCTCTGCGTATCGTCATTTCGAACACATTTGATGTGCCTGTTAACGATTTAGTTAATGTAAATCTTTGCCATTCATCAGTAATAGTAAATTTATCATAAATAGACCCATCAATTCTTACCTGCACTTGAGCTGTTCCGCTTGCTGTTTTAGCATAAAAAGACCCTGTGTAGATTGCAGTCGTGCCGCCAAAAGTTTGAAAAAGCGAAGAAAAGTCACTTGCCGTTGTTCCTGCCCCTGAATTAAAAACAACTGTATCGGCATTCATTGTGCCATCAGGACTAATTGAATTATTAGCGGTTACAACAGGAGCGCTTCCTGTGCCGTTTCCTGATTTACTCCAACCCGCATTATTAAACTGCTCACTAAACGTAATCAAATTCGTCCTCTGCGGTTCTAACAACAAACTCGGACAGCCACCGCCCGTGTAGTCTAATCGGGGAATGTCGGCTGTAATGCCTACTGATACAGCTGCGGTAGTAGTGGGGATGTAGGGGGTGGCGATGTCGCCGGTTTCGAACTGGGCAAAAGCAATTATTACATCTTGAGCAGTCCAAGAACCACCGATAAATGAATCAATAGAAATTCCTGCCATTGTAGCCCCAAAAGCCGTAATGCGCTGCCAAGATTCAGTAAGTGCATAAGCTACAACAAAGTTGCCGTTTGAATCACCAATTCGGATGTTTGCCGTTCCGCTTGTTGCACGGACATAAATAGATGCAGTAGCAAATGCAGTTGATGGTGCTTGAAATATATAACTCACTCCACTAAACTCCGCACGAGTAGCGTTTGTTCCACCATCTGGGTCTACTTGTCCTGCCGTTAACGTTAAGTTGTTTTTTGTCCAAGCCGCATCCGAAAATGTGTTTGAGTACGTCAGCAAATTTGTCCGCACCTTCTCAATCAAACCTTCGGAGTTTACCCGTGTGGCGTTTGAGTTTCTTGCAAAGGTCAAATCGCCTGCACCGCTGTCAGGTATTTGCGAATATAGCTTAGCAGCTTTGTAGCGGTCGGGTATTAGTAATAACGATGGGTTCATATTCTTTTAAGTAAAGTGATGAATGAAGATAAAGCGCAAGGGTTGCTGTCTGCTAATGCGCCATCATCCTCGGCACGCTGGTTATAGGCTGCGAATAAAACAGCCAAGTCACCAGCACCAAAGAGCGCAGTAAGAGGGTAGCCGTAGCCGAGCCTTACCATTATATGTTTGTGTAACCGATTACGCTTCCAGCAGATACAGCAACAGCCGTGATGTTTTGACCTTTTGCTCCACGGATAACCATGCCAGCAGCAATAGGCGCAGCAGTTAGGTTATACAAAGTAACGAGGTTAGTTCCACCAGATGTTAAGGTAGTGAAGGTGGCTGCCTCGTTTACCACTAAAAAGTCGTAGTTTTTCTCGGTAACGGAAGATGAAATGTATTCCATCGTTCCAACGCTGCCCATTATTTCTTGCAAGATAGTTGCCATGTCTTTTTTCTTTTAAATGTAGTTAGTCGGGAATAATGCAAATGTCACGAGAAAAAGGCATCTCGAAATTGAAAGTCGCTCTCCAGCCTGCAACCTTGTCATCCCTTGCCTCTAAGAAACGATTTAAAGAAACGCTTGAATTTAGAGTATAATTAAACTCGGGATCGTCTTGGAAAAAAGAGATATAGTCGGTAGCTATTTCTAACATATCCGAAATGACTTCATCCTCGTTGTCCTTCCAATACTTTAACGGGTCTGCATCTTTGTTTCGAATATCCTCAACCCTATCCATAAAGTAAACGCCCACGCTCATTGTACGGCTTGTATTAGAGGTGCTTGCGCTTTCCAAGTCAACGTACACCAAAGGGTAAGCAATGCGGTCTAAAGTAGGCTGCTTTAAGTTAGTAGTGTTATCCGTGCCAATAGACAAGGGGTCACCACAACCAAAGCTATTTACCTGCTCGTGTGCTTGGCTTAGTTTTAGTAACTGCGTCTTTAGCTGATTCCAACTTGGCATAATAGATCTTTAGTTTTTCGATGTTCTTTTTATGAAACTTCATAGACAATCATTACAAAAAGGGTTGTCACCTTGGTATCTCTCTTGAAATGAACGAGGGATTCGGTAAGGATTTGACAAGTTCAAGCCAGTATTGTAGTTATCTCTGCGAGGTCTAATCGTGTCCACCTTAACTGAAGGGTTGTTAAATAAAGGATAATCGGTGCGGTACTCAATTAAGTATCGTGTGATTCTTTCGCTGTACCACTCGGCATCGTTCTTGGCTTTGTTAATCAACCTTTCGATTTCCTCCATTGACATCGCATCCGATTCCTCTGACCTTCTTCTTACCATTCCTTTGTTCATGTATTTAAACGCAAGAACGTGTGGCAGTTCAAAGTAAATCCACTCCCGAATGGCTGGCTGAAGGTAGTCGTAGAGTAAGGTTTGATTCAAAGCACTAATGCTTCCGCTAACTATTTGATTTGCTATCTCTTTGTATAAGTCCGAACCGATAATAGACTGAATCCGCATCTCTTGCACCTTTACGATTGTCGGTCGTAGTTGGGTGTAAGATACGTTCTCGTTGATTATTGAGTTCGCAATTAAGTCTTGCTCCGTTATGAATAGTGCCTTTGTCATACTAATTCGATTTTATTGCCCTTACGAACAACTATTTGTTGCTGCCAAATGTGTCTGCAAGAAGGTCTTGAAACATCCGTACCTGGTAGGGTGTACCAACCGCCTCTGCGCTCCCATACACTAAATCCCATGATTGAACTCATTTGGTCAATGTCTTGGCGAGTATAGAGTTTATTCAGCCTTATAAGAGTACGGCAAAAGTCACGGGTCGTGTCAATCACTTTCGCACCACTTGCATCAGGGCGAAGGTCGTACCGGTAACGTATCTCAAACGCTTCTTCTGCCTCCGAATCGGGTGTGTCGGCTATCCGTGCCACTCTATCCTGGATAGTTACTTTACCTTTAGAGATAAGGTATTCAATACGCTCGCTTACTTTTTCCAACGGCACATCTAATCTGCGAGAGATTTGATCTGCATCGACTTTTTTAGTCCTTTTAATTTCGGCTAATATCTTCTTGTCGAGTTCTTTGTTTTCAGGCTCTACTTCCATAAACTCCGCCATTACTGAGTTGTCGGCTTCAAACCTTACTGGCTTAGACCTTAGAACTTGGTAGTTGTCGGCACTTACACCAAACTCCATAGCAACGCTTTCAAACGCTTCCATTTCGTCAAGTTCGCCCAATTCTCTTAGCTTATTTCGTGACCAGCCTAAAGCTGCTTTTCCGCCCCATAGGAGATACGAAATATAACCGCAGTCGCTTTGGCTGTCAGCGTTGTCATAATACGTTTCAGCACGGCTCAAATAGCTGTGCATCCTTTTTATGGTTTCTAACGATACGCCCTCTCCGTTGGCTAACTGCTGCGCCCTTACTTTACCAGTTTGGGTTGCACATTTATTATCATTCTTTTCGTTTAGTTCGATTCCTCTTTTAGCATTGTTTCTCACACCCTCTCCGTAGTCGGCAAAGGTTTCAAACTCTTGATTAAACTCCATAGGCTCGCCTAAAAACAAATCAACCTGCTCGGCTGGTAAACCAAAGCCTTGAAGCATTATAGTCGCTTGCTCCTTAGTCAAATCTCCTTTGGAGTACTTGCGTACCACTCGCAACATTTTGTCTTGCTGTGAGGCAGATAAACCAGCGAGAACGCTATTGCCCATCTCTTGTGGTGCTACTATTTCCGCAGGTGCGGGTGTTGTAAGGTCAGGCTCATATCCAGCCTTTTCTCTAAGTTCGTCACGTGTTAAAATCTGCAACAATGAAGCCTAGGTCAACTGCTCGCTAATCGGTTCGGTTGGTTGTAGTTTCAAACCAGTCACTCCGTTGAAAGAAGCAAGGTAATTTACCGACCGCTCGATTCTTTGTACACGATCTTCGATGTAAGTAGCCTTGAAGATTTCGTATGACTCAACCATTTCGGCACGACCTCCAAGTTGCCCTTCGGTTTTCACACCAAATAACATCGGTGAGGTTACTCGGTGAGCAACAAAGATCTCTTGCTGTACTGTTTTATTTAGAATGTCAAACTGCTTGTCTAAGTCACTTGGAGTTAAAGGAGTCAGTTCGGGTTTGGTTTCGGGGCTATCCGAAAAGTTCACAAGGAAACGACCAGCGTTATCAGTGCCTCCGAACTTCATTTTCATCTGCCTTTCGATGGCATCCGATTCTTCAGGTGTAGGTATTCCGTTTGGAAAGTTAATAAGGTAAGAACCCCAAAAGTTATTTTTGATATTGTTAACGTGGAAATTTGCAATCTCCACATCTAACTCAATGTAAGCCGTACCGCCAAGATATTCAGGCAATGGGTACACTTTAACGCCTGCGCTGTATGCTCGGTAGTAAAATAGCTGCTTGCCGATTCTATTGTCAGGATCGAAAGCTGGGATTTGATTGACTTGGTTCAGCTGGGGGAATTGCCTTACCTCATATTCATCGTACCAATCGTAAACATAAAACATCTTTTCATCCTTGTCCGCACGAACTCTATGAAAGTCCACGTGACAAATCTCTGCAATCCCCCCACCTCTACTCCAAGTAACTTCCAAAGCAAAGCCGTTATAGATTTCCATATCTAAGGTCAGCTTCTGCGTTAAATCATTCATCGAATCATAAGCATTTGGGAACGTAGGCGAATCCAAAAAGGCTTTGGCTTGCGGTGTTTCTTCTTCCGATGTCCACCCTTTACCTACGATGTAACCAACCTTACCATTCACGATGGCGTTGTGCTTTGCTGACCTTCTATAAAGATTTAAGAGATAATTAGGGTAGTCGTTTTCAACTCCATAAGATACCCATTGCTGGCTTTTGTTTTCGATAAACAAAGGCACTTTATGCTGGTAGCCTTGCCAAGAAAAGGCAAAAGGTTTTTTAGAACTCATTGATGATTACGTTTAAATTGTCTAAGGTA